AACGGGCCGAACTGATCTCGGCCACCCGGCAGGCCCTGGCCGATAACGCCGGGATCCTGTTCACCAACGCGGCCGTGGAGACAAAGGACCACCCCATCGACTCCGCCGACCTGCTGATCGACGGCCGGAACGCGGCCGCCGTGGACATCGCCCGGGCCGTGTCCATCCCGGCGGCGATGATCGACGCGACAACGGCCGGAGCGTCCCTGACCTACGAAACTACGCAGGGTAGGAATGCCGAATGGATTGACTACGGACTGTCACTGTACATCGACGCGATCACCTCCCGGCTGTCGATGGATGACGTTGTGCCGCATGGTTCGTCGACGGCACTGGACACCACAGACCTGACCGCGTTAAGCGTGCCCGCCACCGGGCTCCCACGAGAGGACTAACCCCGAATGACGACCACCCTCCTGCCGCTGCTGCTGTGTGATTCCGCGCCGTTGTCGCTGACGATCACGGCCCCGGCGGCCGCGATCACGGCGGCCGCCCCGACCACGTCCGGCGACGCTCGCCGGATCGCCGGGCTCGCCCTGCCGTATGGCACCCCCGGGCAGACATCCGGCGGGGCGCTGACCGTGAACGCGGGCGCCGTGTCGATCCCGACGGACCTACGCCGGGTGAAACTGTTCACCGAACACGGCAGACAGACACCCGTCGGGTACACGCTGGAAGCGTCCGAACAGGCCGACGGGTTGCATATGGCGTTCCGGGTCGGTGCCACCCCGAACGGGGACGCCGCCCTGGTCGAAGCGGCCGAAGGTATCCGGGACGCGTTGTCCGTCGAACTGGCGAACGTGCAGGTCGCGGACGGCGTCGTGACGGCCGCCGAACTGGTCGCCGTGGTGTTGACGTCGGTCCCGGCGTTCGCGGATGCCAGGATTGCGGCGACCCGCCCGGGCCCGGGTGATCCGCCGCCGCCGGTCGGCGCCCCGCCGGTGCCAGTCGGCGGCCCTGGCGGGATGCTGGTCAACGTGTCCGGCGGCGCCCTGCCGGTGGAACTGTCCGCCGGTCGCCGGGCGTCGACAACGACGTTCGAGGCCGTCATCCCGCAACTGGCGGCCGCGATCCGGGACAACGACATCGGCCGGGTGAACGCGGCCCTGGCCGACGTCGTCCCGGGGAACGACACCGGCGGCGGATTCATGGGCACCGGCCAATGGATCGCGGAGTTATGGACACCCGTGGCGGCGGAACGGCATTTCTGGCCCCGTATCCAGCATTCACCGCTGACCAGTGGGCTGAAGGTCTACGGCTGGAAGTGGGAAACGCTGCCGGTGGTCGGCCCGTACGCCGGGAACAAGACCCCGATCCCGTCGAACACCGTGAGTATCGTCCCGGCAGAGGCGCCGATCGTCCGGTACGCGGGCGGCTGGGACATCGACCGGATCTTTGTCGACCTGGGCGACCCGGGGTTCCTGGAAGCGTTTTTCCGGGCCGCAACGGTCGACCTGGGCAACAAACTGGAAGGCGCCCTGGCCGTCGCCATGGCGGCCGCCGCCGTGGTCGACCCGGCCGTGTACGTCGACGACGTCTACACGGCCCTGTCGACGGTGGTCCGGACCCTGCTGTCAAAGGGTGCCCGGGTCGCGTCGATCGCGGTCGCCGCCGACGTCTACGCGGACCTGGTCGACTCTCCGCGTGATACCTCCCCGTGGTGGCTCCCGGAACAGGCCCGGCTGGCGTTGGGTGATGAAACGGCGACCCTGACCGACCTGACCGTGTTCATGAGTCCCGACCTGGGCGACGGCGAAGTCTTGGGATGGGACCGGCGGGCGGTGACCGGGTATGAGGCGTCACCGTTGCCGATCCGGGTGCAGGCGGTGAACATTCCCAACGGCGGGATCGACCTGGGCGTGTTCGCCTACACGTCGACGATCGTCAACGACGCCCGGGGGCTGGCACTGGTCACCGTCGGCACGGCGCCGTTGCCGTGACCGTCCCGGGCCCGGCGTACCCGGTGGGTTGGTTGATGCTCGACGACGTCAAACGGCAACTGGCGTTGGACAACACCGACACCACCGACGACGTCCTGATCGAGGATTGCATCAACGCGACCGAACCGGAGGTGTGCCGGGCCCGGCCTGACGCGTGTGTCCCGCCGTTCACCCCGGGCGATTTCCCGGACGCGTACCGGGGCGGCGTGATGTTGGCGGCCCGGTTGGTCCGCCGCCGGAACTCCCCGGCCGGGATCGAGTCATTCGGCGAAAGTGTCACGTATGTGGCGGCGTATGACCCGGACCTTGACCGGTTCCTCCGGCGTGGCCGGTACCGGTTGCCGGGGGTCGGGTGATGAATCTTGACGCGGCCGCCGCCGCGATCGTGGCCGACCTGCACGCCGCCGGTATCCGGGCGACCGTCGACGAACGGGAACTGAACACCCCGGCCGTGTTCGTCGCTCCCCCGGCCCTGACGTACCGGTTCGGGAAGCACTGCTGGGACGCCGCGTGGACCCTGTCCGCCGTGGTGGCCGACACCGGCCGCCGCCCCGCCATGGCCGCCCTGGGGGACCTTGTGTCCGCCGTCCAGTCGGCCCTGGGCGGCCGGGTGGTCGCCGGGCGGCCGGTTGACCTGTTGATCCCCGGCGGCGCCGCCCCGTTACCCGCCTATGAATTGACGTTTACCGAACGAATCCCCGACTGAGGAAGGCGCAAACAATGACAGTATTCGGCCCCGGGAAACTCACGATCGGGGAAACCGCGACGGCCGTCGACGCGTCGTGTTTAGTGAATGGGCTAAAGATCGAGGCGACCGCTGATTTCGGGGACCCGACGTGGAAACTCTGCGGGACGCAACGCCCCGGGTCCCGGAAATTCACCTGGGAGATGACCGGCAACCTCGACATCGACCCTGAGGACCCGGACGGGCTGTTTATGCTCACGCAGACCGCGTACGGGACGGACGTGAAATTCGTTTTCACCCCGAACGATGTCGCCGCCGTCACGGCGACCGGGACCGTCACTCTCGTTCCGATGACGTTTGGCGCCGACGCGTACGGCGACGACCTGACGTCCGACATTGCGTGGCCGTTGGTCGGGGAGCCGACCTACTCCCCGACGGCGCCGGTGGCGGACGCCGAATCCCGCGAGATAGGCGACGCCGCACCGGCTCCCCGGCGGCGTAAAACCATGGCCGATACGTCACCGTGACGGAACAGGTCAGGGTAAGGGGACTCGACGACGTCCAGCGGACCCTGGGTGACTTGGCCGATGACCTGGCCGACCTGTCGTCGACGTCCGCCGTGGCCGGGGATGTGTTGGCCGGTGCGGCGCAGGGCTACGCCCCGCGCCGCACGGGACGGTTGCGGGCCTCGATCGAACGGAAGGCCACCCGGGACGGGGTGACCGTCACGGCCGGGGTCGGGATTACCTCCCCGTACCCGTCGATTCAGGAATACGGGTCGAAACGCCGGGGGATTACCGGGTCCCATTACATGCGGAAAGCGGCCGAACAACAGGAACGGGCCGTGATCAACGAATACGAATCGACTATTGACCGGGCCGTGAAACAGGTAAAGGGCGCGTAATGAGTAAATCGGGATTCAATAACCCCCGGGTCCACGTGTTGATGGCCGACGGCGCCGAATGGGAAGCGCAGACCATGAACCCCGACCTGCTCCGGTACGAACGGACGGCGGCCAAACATAAGTGGCCCGGCCCGCAACAGTCGCCGGTCACCTGGCTGACGTTCCTCGCGTGGTCCGCCGGGTTGCGGGAAGGTCACCTGGCGTCGTCGATGACCTGGGAAGTGTTTTCCCAGGATGAATGTGTGGACGTCCGCAACCCGGACGGGACGGGCCCGGGACCGGACGTGGACCCTACCGACCCGGGACCCGGCACCGACTGATCGTCGAAATCGCCGTTGCCACGTCGACGTCCCCGGCGGCGTGGTGGGGCGAGTCCGACGAAGTGATTGCAACCGTGCTGGACGTCCTGAACGAACACGCCGAACGAAGCAGACGGAGGTAACCCGTGGCGGCCCGCATTGTCATCGACGTCGAGGTCAATTCCTCCGGCGCCGGGCGGGACATCGACCAGGCGGCGGGCCGGTTCGACAAGTTCCGGTCCGGTATGGCGTCGATGGCCGCCCCGGCGGCCGGGGTGGTCGCCGCGATCGGCGCCATTGGCAAGGTGACGGCGGACGCCGCGTCCGCGACGGAACAGGCAATGGGCGCCGTGGACACCGTGTTCGGGTCCTCCGCCGCCGCCGTGAAGGAATGGGCGGCGGCCGGGGCCGAATCCGTCGGGCTGTCGACGTCGTCCTACGGCGAGCTGGCGTCCGTCGCCGGGGCCACCATGAAGTCCCTGGGCCTGTCCCAGGACGAAGCGGCGAAGTCGACCGGGGAACTGATCACCCTGGGCGCCGACCTGGCCGCCACCATGGGCGGCACCACCGAAGACGCTGTCAACGCCCTGACATCCGCCCTGAAGGGTGAAGCGGACCCGGCGGAAGCGTTGGGGCTGAACCTGAAGGAGTCGGCGGTCGCGGCGAAGATGGCCGCCGACGGGACCGACAAACTGACCGGGACGGCGAAGGATGCGGCCCGGGCGTCCGCGATCATGGCGCTTGCCACGGAACAGGCGGGCGCCGCGAACGGGGCGTTCGCCCGGGAAGCGGATTCGGCCGCCGGGTCCCAGCAGATTGCTAACGCCCAGTTCGAAAACGCGAAGTCAGCCATGGGCGAAGCACTGTTACCGGTGGTCACGGCCCTGGCGACGGCGTTCGGGGAAGTGGCGAAGTGGATCAGTGAGAACACCACCCTCGTGACCGTGATCGTCGGTGTCATCGGTGGGTTGGCGGTGGCCGTGCTGGCCGTGAACGCGGCCCTGGCGGTGTATTCGGCCGTCCAGACAGTCGCCGCCGCCGTGACCGGGATATGGTCCGCCGCCGCCGGTATCGGCGCCGTGGCGACGTCCGCGTTCGGGGTTGCCATGGCCGTCCTGACCTCCCCGATTACGTTGGTCATCGCGGCCATTGCGGCCGTCATCGCCATCGTGGTCCTGTTGGTGAAGAACTGGGACACCGTCGCGGAAGTGGCCGGGAAGTGCTGGGAGTTCATCAAGACGGCCGCCGAAACCGCGTGGAACTGGATCAAGGAAACCGCCGGGGCCGTGCTCGACTGGCTTAAAGGTGTGTGGTCGGCGTTCGCCGGGTGGTTGGGCGGGATATGGGACGGGATCAAGGCGGCCGCCGCGACGGTGTGGAACGGGATCAAGGCGGCCATCGAGACCGTCATCAACGGCGTCAAGTCTGTGTTTGA